AACTTGTTCTGTCCTGTTTGTTTGATTTTTATTGAACAAGCAGGCAGCAAATATCTGTTATTTAACAAATAGCAGTTAAAGGTGAGATATGATAAAAGAAATCAGAGGTTTTCAGGTCGATTACGAAAATCCATTTTGGAGATTCAAGGGCGGTGCTAAACCACTACCTCCCCCTCCGCCTGCCGCAATACCGGAAGTAGGACAGGAAACGCCGGAAGCCGCTATAAGAAAAGTCAGGCGAAGAAAAGGTTTTAAGTCGGCCTTAACAATGGGCGGAGAGCTTGCACCGATGAATACAGGAAAGAAAATCCAGTTAGGGTAATACAATGCCGGACGAAAAAGCTGAAATGATAATTCGTGAAGCGCAGACGGAAAAAGCAAAAGCCACCAATTTTATGAACCTCTACCAACAATTCGCAGATTTAGGCTACCCCGTTGAAAACCAAATCACAACAAAAAGAACGCCTGGCGAGGATAAATCTTTAGATATAAGAGACCCAACCGCAGTATTCGCCCTCGACAAGGCAACGAGCAATTACATCGGCGCAACAATACCGAGAGAGAGATTTTTCTTCGGTATAAAAGTCCAAGACCCGCAAAGAGGCCAGACGAGCGATGCAAAACGATGGTGCGCAAGGGCGGTCGAAATTGTCCACGATTATCTCTTTGCCAGCAATTATATGATGCAATTGCAGAATACAATCAAGGCCGACCTCGGCTTTGGAACAGGCAATTCATATTGTGAATGGTCTGATAAAAAGATGAAACTGATTTTTCGGGACTGGCATATCTCGACTTATACCTTTAAGCAGGACGAGGAAGGTATGGTCGATACTATGATTTTGCAGTATGACCGAACCGCCCGCCAGCTTGCCGATAAATACGCCGACCCTGGCGATGAAGTCGTTAAGGCCGTTGAAAAACTTGAGACCGAAAGCAAACTTTTCTCTATTATTCACATCGTCAGGCCGAGATACCGAAAGTCCTTTAAGCTAATCAGCAAGCTCAATATGCCCTACGAATCCGTTTGGGTTAATGTTAAAGAGCAAAAGATTATGCTGGAAGATGGTTATGAGGAATTTCCGTTTGCCGTTTCTCGATGGGAGCAGGCATCCTGCGAAAAGTGGGGCAGAGGCAGGGGGCTTGCAATGCTGTCTTTCATAAAAGAATTGCAGCAGATGCGCAAGGACTATATGGAAGCCTGCAACAGATGGAATCATTCTCCTTACGAGGTTGTCAAAAATAATGTCGAAGGCGAAGTCAATATGAAGCCTGACGGCAGGACGGATGTCTATGAAAGAGGCTCGATAAATCCTGTTCACCCGCAGCTAAACGGCAATATCCCGATTACAAAAGAAGCTCTCGAAGATATGCGAAATATAATAAAAGAGGGTTTTTATATCGATATATTTGCACAATTTGCAAATCTCAAGGGCGATAGGCGCACAACGACAGAGATAGAGCTGCGATACAAGGAGACTATGCGAGACCTCATATCGCCGGTATCAAGAATAGAAAACGAACATTTCACACCGCAGCTTACGAGAGTAATAAATATTCTTATTCGCAAAGGGAAAATTCCTGCACCGCCTACGGAATTAAGAGGTCAGAATTACGGTATCGAGTATATGGGCGAATTGGCTATGGCAATGCGAGACTTACAGGCTCGTGGCTTCGAGCGGGGCATAGCATTGATAAGTAATATGTCTGCCGTATTTCCTGAAGTTAGAGATGAAATAAATTTGGACAGGGCTATCCCCGATATATTGATAAATTATGGAATGAAAATGGAGCATCTTAATACGCCGGAAGAGAAGGCCGCAATCAGAAAACAACGTGCGCAGGAAGTGGCGCAGCAGAAAGCCTTGCAGGTTGCTCAAGTCGGCAGTAAAGCATATTCTGATACGAGCCAAAAGGCAGAGGCCGGCTCACCAGCAGAGCAGTTGCAAGGCGCTTTAACAGGAGGTGCATAATGCTGCTTACAAAATACGAAAAAGGATATATAGCTGGTTTTGTTGATGGTGAAGGTTGTATAAGTTGTCGAACTCGTGCAAAAAAGTATCTTACTCCAAGTATTGAAGTAACTAATTGTAATAAAGAAGTGCTTGATTGGTTGGCGTCTTTGTTTGGAGGAGGAATATATCTAAATAAAGATTTTCGTCCTACTCGTAAGGATAGTTACCATTGGACAGTAGCTGGACAAAAAGCTATTGATTGCATAAAAACGATATATCCTTATTTAAGAATTAAAAAGCCGCAGGCAATGTTGGTTTTATCTCTAAAAAGATTTGAAACAAAAAGTCGTGATAAATTGGGAAGGATTAAAGGAATAATGACAGAAGCGGATTTTATTGAAAATAAATTGCTTCTTGAAAATATACATAAATTGAATAAACGTGGAAAGGAGGTGTCTCTTGCCTCTTAAAAAAGGTTCATCCCAAGCAACAATATCAGCAAATATATCGGAACTTGTTCGTGCTGGTTATCCTGATGGACACGGACAAGCTGGTGCAATAGCTTTTTCACAGGCAAGAAAATCTAAAGGCAGTGCATTGAAACGCCGAGCTAAAATGCGGCGAAGATATAAAAAATAAAGGAGAATATTATGGCGAATGGTAAAGCAGGTTCAGAAGCAGATATAGCCGACATAGCGGCACAAGAACATAAATTGAGACCTTTAGCTCTTCGCCGCATTTTAGCTCCTGCTGCTATTGCCGAAAAGAAAAAGAAGGGCAGCGCCTTGAAGCGGCTCGTTAAGGCAACAAGAAAGAAAAAGAGCTATTTCGATATGTCTATGGAAGAACTTGGACAGGTTAAGGTAAGATAATATGGCTTACACCGAAGAAGATGCGAATTTGATACTCGCCTATCAGAATTGCTTTGCAAGCGATTCAGGCAAGATAGTTTTGGTCGACCTGAAAAGGGTTTTCAAATTTGATGTATCTGTAATACCGATAGGCGGTGATGAGCATATAGACGTCAACAGGCTCTTGCGAAATGAAGGTCAACGTTCTGTCATAATTCATATACTGACGCAAATGGCGAAGGATTTGGTAAAGACCGAGCCTGAACCTGAACCGGTAAAAGAAGAAGATAAAAACTATATTTGAAAGAAGCTAAAAATATATAAAAAAGTTATAGGAGAATAAAAAAATGGCAGAACAAGCAGCAGCCTCATCCACTATCCCCGCAGCGGCGGGAACAGGGCCGGCCTCGACTCCTGCAACGACAGAATCGCTCGATATTTCAAGATTCATCGAGCCGGACGGGAAATTCAAGGAGGGATGGCAAAAGGCACTTCTTCCTGAAGACCTTCAGACAAGCAAATTCTACGCCCTCTTTCAGGATGTTCAGGGTATTTTGAAGGCGGCAGGACATAAAGAAATAGAACTTGGCAAATACAGGGCTGGCAAAGGCGTTCTGCCAATAAATGAAAAGTCCTCACCTACAGAAATAGAGGCATTCAGGACGGCTTTAGGTGTTCCGAAGGATGGGACGGGCTATCAATATACGCCGCCAGAGGATATTTCTTCCGAAGATTTATCGCCTCAATTTATGAAGGAAACCTTTGACGCCCTTAATAAATCACATCATACACAGGGACAGGTCGATACAGTGATGAACCTTTATACGAATCACCTGCGACTTGTCGAAAAAGCGGTTGATGAGGAGCTTGCAAAGAAGGTATCGGACGCTACAAATCGCCTTGAGGCGAAGTGGGGCGACCAAATGGAGGCAAAAACTAATCTTGCAAAGGCGTTCATTACAAAAATGACAAGCCAAATGAACAAGGAAGAATACGAGGAGCTATTTGGCAGAGAGATAAAAATCCTAAACGCTGACGGCACTACAGAGATAACAAGAGAGGGTGGCATTAACGACCCAGATTTTGCGCCGCTCCGGCCTTTACTGCTCGACTTATTTGCGGAACTTGAGGAAAAATACGGAGTAGAAGGTTCGGCTCTCGATACGGAAGTTGCAGGCCAGCCGAGATTGAGCTTGCAGCAACAACTTGAAGATGCGAGTAAGGCAGTAAACGAAAATGTTGCCTTGAAATCGTCTCTTGACAGTAAAGACAGGGCGAAATATGATGAATTATTGAAAGCAAGGGACATACTTTACAAAAGAATGTTCCCTACATAGCCGTTACCTCTGCAAAGAGACCGGCAGGCACGTGGCCTTAAAACACAACATCGACCGGATGTAAAACGCAGGGAGTCGCACAAAGCTCATCTCCTGAAAATGGTTTGAACAATTGAATAAACTGTTTTTAAGGAGATTATCTATGCTACCAATCACAATTGATACTGCATTCAAACGCACGTATTCGGATGTCTTTGAGTATGTTTTCCAACAGACAGTATCCGAACTACGCTCGACTGTAAGGAATGAGTTTCAGGAAGGCGAAATGAAGATGTGGAATTTCGTTGGTGAGACCAGCGTTATATGGGACTTGCCGAGAAATTCCGATACGCCGAATATTCCTACCCCTTATACCAGCAGGAAAAACGTCCTTCACAGGGCAAATTGGGGGGAATATATTGACACCTGGGATAAAATCAAGATGCTCAAAGACCCTACAAGCGACACAATCAAGATGGCTGTTGCCGCAATTAACAGGGCTTATGATGAGCGAATCTTGCAGGCGGCCTATGCTACAGCCTACACGGGCAAAGACGGCGATGTTGCCATCAATTATTACGATGTCGGTGAATGCCGTCTTATAGCAAGTGATGGCACAGTGATTACGGCGGGTTCAGACTTCACTACTGCCGGCACTGTATCTACCGGCCTTACGCTTGCCAAGATTGCCACTATCGGCAAATTGATGGATGACAAAAGTGTTCCGAAAAACGACAGGTATATTGTCGCTAATACCGACCAGAAGTGGTATCTGCTCGGTTCGACAAAGGCAGGCAGCTATGATTACAACAACGTTAAGGCTCTCGTCAACGGCGAAATGAACACCTACCTCGGATTCAATTTCAAGTGGCTTCCTTCGGACAGGTTCGCTACGAACTCTGTTTATACCACTTATCCGGCGTATAACTGCGTTGCTTATCAAAAGAGCGCAATGCTGCTTGGAATAAACAAAGATGTTACTACTACCGTTGATACAATTCCGCAAAAGACCAACAGCGTTTTGGCGCAGGCTGAAACATTTGTCGGCGCTGTCAGATTACAAGGGCCTGGTGTTGTTCTAATCCCGCTCCTTAAATCTCCAGCAGTGGATTTTACACAGTCGTAGTAGTTTTGAAAATTGAAAATCTTTTTTAAGGAGATTATATATGACTGAATTAACTCCATCAAGATTGAGTTTAGGTCTCGATTTGGAACTTGCAGGCAGGCCGATAGATAACGGCCTTTACAAACAAACCGACGACCAGTTGTTTTACTATGGCAAGCGTATGCTTACTTTCGATGGTCGCATTTTCAAATATGGCAAATCAGGCGGTGTTCTCGACAATGATTTAGGTGTAGGTTCTGCCGAAGATGAAGTTCAGACTTATGGCACTTTAGATGCAACTTCTAATGTAGCCATTGGCAGCACGCAACTTCGGGTAAATGGCGGAACGCACGCCGCACTTGCTAAAGACGAGTTGATTGGCGGATTTATTTTAATGTATACCGCCAATAACCAAATCAGATACATTGTCGGCAATGACGCCGCAGAAGCAAATGCTGATTTTACCGTTTATCTGGATGCACCAACTTCGGTTCTTCTTGTTGCTGCCTCTACTGGCGTTGAAGTTTTCTACAACCCTTATGCTAAACTGGTTGCAACAGGGGCTGATGGTAATAACATACTTACATCGAAGTTAGGAATACCTGCGACAAAAATTACTGCCGCCAATAAGAATTTTTGGCTTCAGACGTGGGGACTGTGCTGGGTCGCTCCGCAAATCGCCAATTTTCAAGCCGCTACTTACTTGCGTGCAGGTTATTGGCGACACGATGGTTCGATTGATTCTGCCGCTGCTACTGGTGTTACTTCCACGCAGTATGCCGGTTACTTCGTTAATGAAGGTCTTACATCGGGGCCGTTGTTCTACCTGATGTGCAGCACATAAAATGCAAAAAGGTGGCGAAATAATTCCTGATTATGTATCAGAAAACGATGTTCGTGATGAAGCAAATAAGCGAGCAGCCAGAGCGGGCTATTGTTCCCGCTCTGGCGAGCCACTTGGCCGCACGAAAATTATGGAATCTGTGCCTTGCGGCAAAGTAAAACTTAATATCTGGGCGAGAGATGAGAAGGGTAATTTAATTGATGATTGAGGTGATTTATGGCCGAATCTAAATGCAAAAAATGTGAACATTACGATAAAACTGATGACTTAAGAGGCAACTGCCGAAGGTATCCTCCAATATTGCACAAAAACGATACAGAAAAATTTCCTGTTGTAAGCAAAGACGATGTGTGCGGGGAATTTAAGGAGAAAATATAATGTCTCTGACTGCCGCAGAAGTAACTGTCTGTAACCAATCGCTCGACAAATTAGGCGCTGCTGTATTCACCTATGCCCTGCAAACTACAAACGAAGCTCTCAAGTGCATTCGCCATTATTCACAGACAAGAGACGCCTTACTTCGCAGTTTTGAATGGTATTGGGCAAAAGCAAGGGTAGATTTAGTTTTGATAAATACTTTGGCGCTCGATTCTACCCCTTCAGGTGCCTGGGCTGTCGGTGATACCTTAACCGGGGCATCAAGCGGAGTTACCTGCACGATTCTTGAGGTTACATCGACAACTGTTTATGTTGTTGCATATTTAAGCGGGACTTTTACAGATGGCGAGATAATCTCAAACGGCACTTACAGCCGAGACTGCGGGGCAGGCTATCCTGTCGTTGCCGAAGATACGCCCGACAATACTTATTGGGAGCATCAATATCAACTGCCGACAGATTTCCTGCGGCTTGTCCAGAGCAGACATTATCATCGTTACACAATAGAGGGTAAAAGGCTTCTGACAGACGAAAGCACTTTTCATATTCACTACATAAAAAAGATTACAGACCCAGCGGATTTCGACCCGCTGTTTACGGAAGTCCTGATTTTACAACTTGCTTTAAAATTAGTTAATCCCCTTGCCGGTGTAGGAACGCAAGCGCTCAAGCAGGATTTGAAACAGGAACTTGCAACAGCAATGAGCCGAGCAAGGGCAGTATGTGGAGCAGAGACTAACACGACTGGCAGGAGCGATTGGTTACTTGCGAGGTATGGAAGCGGCAAAGTATCCCCTCTTGACCCTACTCATATTTATTAGAGTTAAAGGATTCGCCGATGGTTTATATTGCTTATGTTCATCATACGGCAGGCTTGGGTTTGACAACCTTGAGAATGTCTGTATATGCTAAAGATGGCACAAGACACGAAAATCCTGACCTTACTCTTGCAGAAAAAGGGACTACAGGGGTTTATATTGGAGCTTCGGCTAATATCGTGGCCGGTGATGATGTCCGAGCTTATGATACAGGCTCTCCGACAATAACGTTAGCGGGCGGAGAATATCAACCGCCTAACAGCGAGCTATCTGCTGATTTAGTCGATATAGAGGCAAAACTTGATTTGATACTTTCGGCACAGATGATTCAAAAAGTCAATGTTGACCAAAGCGTTAAGCCTGAAAAGGTGGTTATTCTTCAAAACTTATAATTATGGCTGTAAATATTCCCATAATTTCGTTCAATGGCGGCGAGGCAAGCCCTAAAATTGACGCAAGAAGCGATACGGAAAAGTATCCGTCTCTCTGTCGTCATCTTGAAAATATGATTCCTGAAATATATGGTGGTGCAGAGCGGCGACCTGGTTTGCGATTCGTGTATAAATCGGAAGAACCTTCATAATGGCTGTAGGACAAACATATACCTGTTCGTTTGGCGATTTGCCACCTGAAGTGCCGGATTTTACCGATATGGTGTTGTCGGCAACGGACGATGTTAGCGGCGAACCTGTTGACCCAACATATACGGTAGTTTCGCAAGGTGTTGCCGATGGTGTTTGCACAATCATAATGACAATGCTGACAGAGGGGACTTTTATACCCGATGTCGGTGCAATTATAATTATCAATCTCGCTGAATATCCAGACGGATATTGGTATGGCTATATCCTGCTTTCTGCCGTTACATTGGTTGCCGAACCGGAAATAACACCGAGAAAAATCCGGCTTATCCCGTTTGCTTATTCATCGACCGTTATTTATATGATTGAAGTTGGCAATCAATATATGCGGTTCTTCAATAACGATGAGGTCGTCTTTGAATTATACGGTAATGATGATGACGGCAATCCTGTAGTCCCATATCTAACCGAGGATTTGTATCAGATTCAATATTATCAAGTCGGTAACGTGATGAGATTAGTTCATTCAAAATATGCACCAAGAACATTAACGAGAACAAGTGCCGTATCGTTTTCGCTGGATAAAATTCCCTTCGCTAAAGGCCCGTTTATGACAAGGAACGACCTTATCGACCCGACTGTATCGGCAACGGCCACTATGGCCTGCGATGAGGTTGATGTAGGCGAAGAAGGGACACTTACCTTTGACGGAGACAGCGGGTTCTTTGTTGAAGGGCATATAGGGGCTTTATTCAAACTTGTCCATCCGAGAGTAGAAATGAGCATATCTCGATTAGGCAGCGGGGAAAGCTCTGCTATTTATGTCAAAGGAACGGCAAGATTCGTTACTACAGGAAGCTGGAAGGGGACATTCACATTGCAGAGAAGCGAGAACGGCAGCGATTGGGAAAATTTCAAGGTCTTTACGGGACTGACTTATAATGCGAGAAACGACAGTTTCGCCTTTACGGAGGATTCGGACAATGTTCAATATAAAATTTTGGCAAGCAGCGCAGTCGGCGATATTATGGCTGGCGCTGGCGCTACCTTGACTTTAGATAATCAAATAGAGGAAGGGATTGTTCGAGTAATGGATGTAACCGATGGATATACGGCAACGGTGATAATTGTGACGAAGCTTGCCAGTAACGCAGGAGAAACGCAGGAATTACCGGCGGGGCTTCCGACTAAACGGTGGGCAGAAGGGGCTTGGAGTGATTACAGGGGCTGGCCTTCGACAATTACGTTTTTCGAGGACAGGTGTATTTACGGCGGTATGGCGACTATTCCTACGCAGGCCGTTTTAGCAGAGCCAGAATAAGGTGAATAATGTCAACTTTGCTTGCAAATTATACGGGTGGAACAGATTACGGAGATATTTATTGTAAAGAATATCAAACCTTCAGGCCATCTTCGCTTGGAACTCTTACAGAAATTCAATTACAGTTGGCCAAATACGTTGATATAACGGCTGTAAGCGTAAATATATATTTATACGCCGTTGATGCTAATCATAAGCCCACAGGCACGCCTCTTTTGACAATAGGTCAAGTTACTGACGGCGATTTAACAACTACTCCTGAATGGATTCCTTTTACGGGCTTGGACTATATTATTTCGCCAGATGTTGAATATGCTATTGTTCTAATTCCAGAATCAGAAGTGTGTGCAGGCAGACCGAGTTCAGCTCCCTGGAAAGAAATGAGATGGATGTATAACCAAGCGGGACAACCTAATATGACCGGAGGAGGAATAACTTGTGCAAATTATCCGCCCTGGGCTTGTGCCGTAGATTATCAGAATGAACACATAACTCGGAATTTCAAGGTGTATGGTGATGTGCCGACTGTTACGCTTATTTCTCCTGCCGATGATGCGGATGATGTCGAATTGAACGATACGCTGCAAGCTCAAATAGATAATCTCGGCGCCCTGACTATCGATTCGGTTCAACTTTATATCAACGGCTTGAAGGTCTATGACGGTGCGCCTAAATTAGAATGGCCTGTCGGCGACTACTGCGTTGCGGTAACTGAATATACTTGGAAGGTTGTCGCAGTTGTAGATGGCGATGAATTTGAAAGCGAGACCCGAACCTTTACAACTGTCGGTGCTTTACAAGGCTCAAGACAAGGCAGAGAATTGACTATCTGGCTCGGAAGGACGGGCGATTACGATAATTTCGAGGAGGGCGTAAAGGACGCTGATTCATTCTCAAGGGTTCTTACTACGACAAACGAGTTAGCCTGGATTGCTTCGCTGGATTTTCTTGTAATCGGGACTTGGGGCGATGAATGGATATTGCAGAGCAACGATATTGATACACCTATTACGCCGACTAATGCCACGTGCAAGCAACGCTCGGCCTATGGAAGCAAGGATATTCAGCCTGCGGAAGGTGATGAGGCAATCCTTTTTGTTGATTACGTTGGCAGAAAGGTCTATGAGATACCATACAAAGATGAAGGGAAATCCACTTCGCCGGATTTAACTGTTTTGTCGGAGCATATCACGTTATCAGGGATTGTTGGTATGGCTATGCAGTATTCCCCTGACCAGATTTTATGGTGTCATCTTGATAACGGCGATTTGATTGCTATGGCCTATAAAAGGGAGCAAAATGTTGTCGGCTGGTTCAAAGTCCCAATAGATGGTTTTGTCCAGTCTGTTTGTATAGGCGGAATCGAAGATGAAGATGAAATTTATATTGCCGTCCAAAGAACAATCAACGGCGCAGATGTAATTTATATCGAGAAATTTGCGTTGAGAGATTTCGGGACAGATATTAAAGACGCCTTCTTTGTCGATTGCGGGATTACCTTTGAATCTGCTACACCGACAACAACAGTAACAGGACTCGGACATTTAATCGGCGAAACCGTTGCTATTCTGGCTGATGGCATTGTTCAGGCATCGAAGGTTGTTGAAGATGTTAATGGGGACGGCCAGATAACTCTCGATACTGAGGCAAGGAAAGTTCAGGTAGGTTTGCTGTTCAAATCTAAATTAGAGCCTTTGAAGCCTGTAATACATACCCGTATGGGTTCATCGGCGGCAAGTATCGCATCGGTCGCAGAGGTTGGAATTAGCTTCTTAAATTCAGCGGGTGTGAAATTCGGCGCTTCAGACGACAATCTTTTTGATATAAACTTTTCCGATGAACGATGGGTTAATTTGTCAGATATTGAGGGTTTGTTTACCGGCACTGTGGTTGTATCGAGAGATGGTGGATTCTCGCTTGAGACGCCGCTTATTATATCGACCGACTCGCCGTTGCCGTGCGTTATTAGGTGTTTAGTGCCAAAGATGGAGGTTACAGGAGGTTAAAATGAAATATATGTATAATTGGGTCTTTGGATGGTGTTATTCTAAAGTTGTTGATGAATGGTCATATCGGCTTTTGTATCGGTGATGTATTAAGGCGGAAATTATTAAATCTATAATTACAGTTAAACAATTTTTTCGGACATTGTTTATTCCGACTAATCGTGGCAGACATTGGGATAGACGGTCTCGTTATGGCATAAAGTAATGACTATTGAGATAAGAGATTCTGTTCAATCTGACCTCGATTACGTCAGAAATAACCCTATCGACCCGAAGGTTGTCAAGGAGTTTACGGATTTGAAGCTTTCGGGTTGGGTAAAAACCGCCCTTCTTGACGGCAAGATTCTCGGATTTGGCGGAGTTATAGTATTTTGGAAGGGTGTTGGCGAGGGCTTTTATTGTTTGAGCAAAGAGGCCGCCGACCACAAGCTTGAAATGATAAGTTGCATAAAAAGCATTATAGATTTAGCATTTAAGGAGCTTGGCCTGCACAGGCTTCAATCGGTTATTCGTGTTGACTTTGAGCGGGCAATAAGACTTGCGGAATATGTAGGCTTTAAGAAAGAAGGCAAAATGAGAAAACATACGGCAGATAAAATTGACTGCTTCATATTTTCTATCGTGAAAGAGAATGGAGTTTCAAATGACACTTGCGACAAACAGGAATGACATCAAAATAATGCGAACTATCGTATCCGTTTGGGTGATGATAATCTCTTGCTTTTTCGGTGCAACAAGAACAATTGCAAGAAGATGGGCGATTGATTTTTCCGGCGTAAATAGCCTTCCAAATAGCTCTTTGTGCTTTATGCCGTTTACTAAAACGAAGATTGTTTTGTTTTCCATATCGTCTTTTGTATTGCTTGTATTTTTCGGTTTGAAAATAATTTTTATTATAGGTTTTGCAGCATTGTTTACAGCGATGATGAAGCCCGTCTTTATGACGACTTTTATCTTTAGAAAATTCAGAGGTTGGTTTGAATTGTTTGCAATCCCAACAATGTTTAAGTATGATTTTATCAGCCATATTCGTTCCTTTCGCAAACGAGTTTGGTCAGAGCCATTCACAAAACCAATCCTTGTGTGTGGCTCATTTATTATATAGCGAAGAAGGGAGAATTTCAACATTGGTCTTGAACTTTTGGCATTAGGCGCAATTGCAGGCAGTCAAATATACGGTGGCGTTGCTGCTGCACAGGAAGCTAAATCAGAGCAGGCTATGCAAAATTACAACGCCGCCGTTAAAGAGCAGGAGGCAAAGGCTATCGAGCAAAGGACTGCCCTTCAACAACGCAAGGAAGCCGAAGAAGCAGACCGGCGAATGTCCGCAATGGAGGCGAGGATGGGTGCGGGCGGCTTTGTTACAACTACCGGAACTCCTTTGCTGATTCAGGCTAAACAGGCATCCGAGTTTGAGCTTGATAATCTTATGATTGGCTACGAGGGTGCAGAAGAAGCGGCAAGGGCGAGAAGCGAGGCGGAAGGCTATCGGATGGCTGGTAAATATGCGAGACAAAGGGGACGCTCTGCAATGATAGGCGGCTTTATTGGTGCAGGCAGCACGCTCTTAACCGGATTTAGCAGAATGCCTGGTGAGACCGAATCTGCTGCGTCAAGATACGACAGAGGTATGATGTAAATGGCTAAATTTCCATTTCAAATAGACTATTCAACAGCAGTTCCTTCCGGCAGAGGGCGAAATGTCCCTATGCATATGGATGTTTCTACAGGAGCGGAGTCTATAGCAAAAGGTATCGGTGAGCTTGGCGGGGCTTTATATGAAATCAGCCAAAAGATAGAGAATACGAATAAGATTCTCGACCTGTCAAAGGGCAGGCGTCAAAGAGAGATGGCTCAAAGCGCTGCTTTAACTGCCTTAAAAACACCTGGCTTCGATGTCAACAACGATGAGGCCGTTCAAAAGATAAGAGAAAAGGCTGAAACAGATAGCCAGAACTTCAAGTCAAAATACAATGATGTGAATAATCATCTTGCCGCCGAATACAATCAGGATTTCGCACGCTGGGACACGACCTTCAAGGGCAAGCTTTTACAGCGAAAAGCCGAAAAAGCAGAAGATGAGCAAAAAGCCTCCGAAATGCACTATTACGAGACAGGCGATAAAAAAGCCTTTGTTACATTGCAACATAGTCTTGAGGCTACAGGCGCACAGGGTTCGGAGGTAACAAAGCAAAAGATAGACGATTACGATAATACCTCAATGCTTCATCGAGCAAGAATTGATGTCGGCAACGGTCATTATCAGGAGGCAATTACCAAACTCGAAGGTCTGAAAGATTTATCCGGCAAACAGTTGGACTACAAAGACCAATTACTAACGGATACAAGGCAGGAAGCCACTCATCAAATGCAGCAGTTTGAAAACACAATGAACGATAAGATGATAGCGATTGACCAGAAAGACCCATCACCTCTCGAATTACGCAATTCTGCCGATTCTCTCGAAAAGGAAATTATAGGCAGCACTTTGCCTGGCGAACAAAAAATGAAGTTGTTAAAAGAAGTCCGAAGCTGGCAAAGAGGCGAAGGCGAGATTGACTACGAAAGACTTAACGGTCTGAATGAGCGAATCGACCATATCAAGCAATCAGGCGACCAAGACCCGACACTTGCCGCTGATATTAACAGTGCGAAATTAGATGGTGCTTTCGGAAAAAGGGGAAAAGCCGTTGCCGAAAAATACCAGACTATGAGCAAAAGATTGAAAACGGCAGAGTTCGATGTTCGCCATAAGGTAATTTCCGAAGCCGTTTCAGATTTTAAGGCCGATGTAAAAGAGAAAAGAAATGCCCCAGAATTGGAGTTTATCTATCATCAGGCTATGGATAAGATGGTTGAGCAACACCCTGAATGGAATACGGCGCAGATATTTGAAGAGTCGAGGGTAGCGGCGGCTTTCTATAAGAAAATTCCCAAAGAAGAAACTGTTATAATGATGAAGATGGAGGCGGAAAAACGTGAACCGATTTTGTGGTATCAAAAGCCTGTAGAGCAGAAGAAGGCAGACCTGCTAAATCTATCGAAGGCCAAAGTAAGAGGCTGGTATTGGCAGGCATTAGAGAAGCCGGACAGGGAATGGACTCTCGAAGATGTAAAAGCCATTAAAAATATTGTCGGAAAGTCCGAAACGATAACCGATGACCATATCGCAAAATTCGAGGAGTATCTGAAAAAAAGCGGCAGAGAGCATCCGGTAGCAGCAGAAGGGACATCGATAAGTTCGCTTGACTATGCACCTACAACAGACCTCGAAGGTTACTGGGGTAATTTATCATCGGAAGAAAAACAGTCTATTACAAGAATCTGGCGAAGCAATAACGAATCAAAGAAGTCGGAAGTTTTGAGGAGGTTGCAAAGTGCCGCAAGATAGATTCGCAGACCTTCTGGATGCCAATACTCCGGCATTAGAACTAACCTCGACTAATCGATTTGCCGATTTGGAAGAGCCGAAAGAGACTGCTCTGCCAAAAGAGGAGCAACCGACTTTTTCCGAAACACCATCAGAAACCCGCAAAAGGGCAAAAGAAGAACTCAGCCTATCAACTGAACAGATGATTGGTATGGAATCTGCACGACAGTTATTATCCGATAAACTCATAAATGAAAACGTGATGATGAGAGAATCTATGCCGGAAGGATATAAAACTTTTTTCGGCAAGATGCAGATTGCGGCTGTATCAAAGGGGGCATTGGAGGCTACCGCAAGACTTTTTCAAACTATGAATGACATTGGAACAGGGTTAGATGACATAGCTAATTCTATCGGGATAAAGAAAGAACATAAATTTACCTTTTTCAAAGAGTGTGCCGATGTCATTAACAGTAATGTCCCATACTGGGAAAACATTTTGAGAAACGAAGGAGCAGATGGTGTTGACAGATTGATAGGAACAGTCGGGGGTGGACTGCCTGTTGGTATTTTGGAATGGAAAGCAGGTGTGCCGTTTGCGGCGGCAGCAGGTGCGGCAGAGGCGCACAAGGTCGGAGAATCCGCTTTAGGTGGCGCTGTTTACGAGGGTGCGAAAAGAGCTATTCTCGGAAAGTTACTCGACTATTATTCAGGAATAAAGAATCTTGCGATAAGACGAACTCTCGGAGCAACGACATTAGGAGCGACAGCGGCACTTGACAAACAATCGGGAGAGGATATGGCGATTCAGACTATTATGGGTTTTATGCTGACAGGATATAGACCGCTAACAGCCGAATTTGGAAGACCTGCCAAAGTGGCCGCCGAACCTGCCGAACTGGCAGCAGAAGTCCCTAAACTTCGTCAAACCCCAGAAGAAATAGCAACCGAAATGCGAATCAAAATGCACGAATTGGCTGTTGAAAGAGAGGCGCAAGAGCCTGAATTTGGTGCTGAAAGACCTGTTCCAGAATTGGTTGGCGAAGGCAAACTGCCAGGCGGCAGAATGTCGGGCGCAATAAGCACTGAACCCGCCGCTAAATTGGCACAATCAACAGTAGGTGAGGCTCTACGAACCGCAAAAGCATTAGCGGGAGACATAGCTTCCATCAGAAAAAATCTTCCTGCCCTCGCAAGGCAATATCTCGGCAAGGCCGCTAATACAATCGAGAAAAACTACGGTGATGCAGGTGCAGAGATAGGGAAAGATTTAAGAGATATAACCACTGATTCTGCGATAAGCGCAAGCAAGCATATCAACGCTGTTCTGGATGCCGTAGAAGGTCTTACGCCTGCCGAAAAAAGGATTATAGTAGCAACAGGTCGTTATCCTGAACGTATAAACACCCACATAAGAGATAATCCGAATCTTTCTATAGAACAGAAAATCAAACTAACAAAAGTCCACAATGAACTTCGAGATACGATGGACGACTTGATGACACAGGCTGGCGATGTAGGTTTCAAACGTGGCGAACTTGAGTTAAAAGGTTCTGGCGCTTATTATCCTAATATACTGAATAAAGCAGGCAAAGATTTCTTTCAATCTGCTGAAGAAGAAGGTTTAGGTAATCCTTTTGTTCGAGCAAAAGCAGAAAAGATGGTCGAGGAAGGCAAGGCAAATTCAGTCGAAGAGGCCCTTACAAGTATGCTCGACTGGAATAAATATAGTTTGCGAGGCCCTGTCCCTTACTTTGAGAAATTCAGGACTTTTGAGCCTGATATTGAATGGCTCGAAGACCCTGAAAAAGCGCTTCCGCCTTTGATAAACAAACTGACCTTACAAATAGAGGCTGCCCGCCGTTGGAATTTCGAACCGACACAATGGGGTGTTGAAGAAGCGAAACGGCCTGTCGAGTTTATTAGATTGCGAACATTGCTTGCACAGATACGAGACCAGTATGGCAGCAGAGATACCAATATGCTGACTAATTTTATAAGAACACAATTCGGACTTGCCGGCGATGTCCCCGATGCCCTCTCTAAAACATTAAGTGCTGTTAATCGAATGGAGACTACGCTGAAAATCGGATACAATATTCCGGTTGCCGCACTTCACTATATGCAGGGTGATACGAATACTTTTTCAGCCCCTATATCTGCACACTTAAAAGCAAGAGCAGTAATGAATCCCCTAATACGCCTCTTCTTTCCCGAAGCGAGAAAGATATATCAACAGGCACTTCGTGCGCCTGGCGTTATGGATATTCGTCAGGATATTCCCAGCACGCTCGAAAGCACTGGCAGGGGTTTACAATGGCTCAAGAAGGGTCTCAAGAGAAGCAGAATCAGGGCAGCAATAATATCAAGATACGGTTTTGAGCAGGATATAAATGAATTGATAAGATTAGAGGAAGGTGGAAATTTAAGAAGGATAGTATCATCTATAAAAAACCTGTCTGTTAATCCTGAAAAATACCTTCAGGATAAGATTCAAAAAAGGGCATTTCCGAATCCGATGACCGATGAAAATTACAGGGAATTGATAGACAGATTGCGAACAGGGGGGACTATAACGCCTGATGAATACGACCATATAATTTATACCACACTGACAAACACGCAATTTTTAAGGACTATCGCTTCCTTGCCAATACCTGTTCAGACAAGTCCTTGGGCAAGAACGGGAATGTTATTCAAAAATTATGCCCTGAATATGACAAGATTAGTCTGGGATGAAGGCGTTACAAATGCGGCAAAAGGGACTTTTGCTCCTATAGTAAAATCGCTTCTTTATTTTGCTTTAACAGGTGAAGTATATCAATTAACGAAAGACCTTATCTATGGCGGAGATAAGTCTTTGACTATGACAATGCTCGATAAGCCGGAAAAAAGAAATACGCTCGATGTTCTTAAAAAGCTCGGTTGGGATATGGTTATGGGTGGGCCTGGCAAGATGGTTGATATGGCAATCGGGTTCGGCAGTTATGCCGTCATACCAGCAGTATCGAGTATTACGAATGTTTTAGGAACTGTCCCGAAACTCGACCATCCTCTTACCGCAATTCGTGATTTCGTAGTCAAGGAATCACCTATTCTGCGAACCGGATACGGTCTATATAAGCGAACAGAAGAACTCTGGACGGGCGATACGAGATATTACGACTATCAAAGAACAAGAGACAGGGGTTTTGAATGGAAATATAATAAAGAACATCCAGGCGTCTTGATGAAGGCCAAAGATTATTTGAAGGAAAAAGTCCGATACGAGGCAGACCTGCAATATAAATATGCAGCTCAATCGCTCGTTGTCAGAGATACCGATGCCGCTTCAAAATATCTGGCACAAAAGTTAAGGGATGCCCCCGACCGTCAAAATGCGATAGAAAGTATAAGAAGGTCGATGGAACTGCATTCGCCTTTAGGCCACGTTGCACAAAGGGACAGGGGCGATTTCCTTGACCAGTTTACCCCTGCCGAGCAAACTGTTATCGAAAAGTTGCAGGATGAATGGACAGATGATTCGGCGGATGCGATAGATAAGGCTATAGAAAGAACAGAAGAATGAATGATACGCCTATAGAATTTGATGTTGAGTTTAATCCTGTAGAAAGCTACGAGGCCGATATTGAAGAGGAATGAATAATTTTATGACATTTTCTGCAAACAGGAACAACGGAAAGATGATATTTAGGTTCATAGCCAAGATGATGATGGTATTGCTGCGCCCCACTATGGCAATAGGCACATTGGCATTTAGTGGGCGGAGGAATTTTGCCAGACGAAATTGCATTGCTAACAGCATTCCGAGCCTTTATTTTGTCGGGATGCCTTGCTTTGAATCGAAGATAGCATTGATGATTAGTCAATTTGCCTTTTTTGCTTTGTTTATATCGCTTGCTTGCAAGTTTTCTTTTTTCGGTTCGATTATATTTGTAGTTTGCCTTTTTACCATTTGGGCTTTTTTGATATGCAATTCTGTATTTATGGTAGTCAGGAGAAGACCTAAATATAGCCTGTTCTTTTTTAGAACAGGTTTTGCACTCACATCTTATGCCATTTTTCTTTCGTTTATCAGAATAGAATTCCGAAAACAGTTTTATCTTTTTGCAAATATAGCATCGTTTCTTTTTCATAATAAACAATATACGATATTGGACTTATAAAGTCAATGGCCAAATACAGAATTATTTCAAAAAGTGGAGACGGGGTGGCTATAGGATATAGAATCCAACAGGAGGGGCATTCTTGCGATTTCTATCTCAAAGATGAACACGGCAAGCATCTTTACGAAGGGATATTGCCGAGAGTCGATGACTGGCGCAAGGGAATAAGCAAGGAAATGATTCTCGTCTGGGATATGGTCGGTATGGGCAAAGAGGCCGATGAATTAAAAAAGCAGGGTTATAGAATATTTGGTGCATCCGAAATTGCAGACAACCTTGAGCTTGACAGGGGATTCGGCCTCGATATTGCCAGCGATGTTGATATAGAAATTCCGCACAGCGAGGATTTTCAGGATTACGAAAAAGCAAAAGAGTTTCTTGAAAAGCAGGAAGATGATGCCGGATGGGTATTCAAGCCTGAAAAAAATAAAGAAGGAATTAAGACTTTTGTTTCTAAAAACCTCGATGAAATAATTGGTATGCTTGATTACTTTGCCGAAGTTTGGACAGACGGCGTAGATTTCATATTGCAGAAGGTTGTCGATGGGATAGAGGTTTCCTCGGAGGCGTGGTTCGTAAACGGTGAATATATCCCAGACAGCTACAACAATACTTGGGAAACGAAGCGATTTATGAATGATGACTTATCCTGCAATACAGGCTGTATGTCGTCTATCGTAAAATTCAACGCCTGTCCGAAACTTTTCGATAAAACATTTAAGAAGCTTGCACCCTGGTTAAAGCTTCACAAATATACAGGTGCGCTCGATATTAACTGCATTATCGATTACGAGGGAACGCCCTATATGCTGGAATGGACGGCTCGGATGGGCTACTCCGCTATTTACGCCTTTTGCGCCCTTCTTGATATGCCTATCAGCGAGTTTATTGCAACGATAGCAGAAGGGAAGATTCCTGATATTGAGCCTTCCGATGAATGGGCGGGCGCATTAAGATTGACAATTCCGCCGTATCCGCTTATAAATGAGAATGAAACAAACGAAAACAAAGGTATTCCGATTAGCAATATAGATGAATATGACCACTACTGGCCATTAGATGTTATGATGAATAAAAACAAACTTGTATGCAGCGGTTTTGACGGAGTAATCCTTGAGATAACAGATTCGCATCCTGATTTGTCTGTTCTTTGGGAAGGTATTTATGACCTTGCCCGAATAGTTACCATACCTGATGTTCAATATCGAACTGATGTTTACGAAAATGCGATGGAGCGAATAGACAACCTAAAGAGTTTGAGTCTTTTTGAAGGTGAACTATGATTCTTAATACCGTTTATAGACCCATTCCGCCGCTTGAGACTAACAAGCTTCTCACAAATAACGGCACGGATTTGCAATGGACTGATTCGCCTGTCCTTGCAGGATTAACGGTAACAAATCAGCTTTTTGTAGATACTGTCAATAAAAATGCTGGGTTTGGAATGTATGTCTTACATTCTCTTACTACCGGCAAGCAAAATTTTGGTTTTGGACAGCGTGTTCTCTATTCCTGTCAGGATGGTAATTATAACGCAGGGTTTGGTGATTATTGCCTTCACGACCTTATATCCGGCGAATACAATACAGCAGGAGGTTACTTTGCTGGGGCAAGCTTATTAGGCGGACGGCATACTTTATTTGGGGCATTGGCAGGAACAAATATCCTCCAGGCAGAGCTTGATACCTGTTATGGTTATCATTCAGGGGAGCTTCTTACAACGGGCGGACAAAATGCCTTTTTCGGGCCTTTTTCGGGTTGTTGGCATACTACACAAAGCAAGATTATAATTATCGATAATGTAGATAGAGGTTCTTATGCCAACGAGATAACCAATGCTATGATTTACGGGGTTTCTGCCGTTGACCCTGCAAATCAGACCTTGAGATTAAATGCGGCAGTAACCGTAGGTGCTTTAACTATTGGCAGTATAACAGATGCCTTAAAAGCGACTTCGGGGATAGTCGCTGCTGTTGGCAGTCCGACTAAAAATTATGTCTTGATGTATAATGGCTCAAGCCCTGTCTGGGCTGCTTCGGGAACTACATTCACATTTAGTATCGCCACGTTCAGCCAAAGTGCCGGAACAACAACGGCATTGATTGGGACAGGTGCCTGGAAGGCAATAGGGGCATTGTCTTTTTCAGCAACTTATAATAATCCTTATGCCGACCCGACCCCCTATGTGGCTATATCAGGAGCGGGTAATAGTCCTGCGAATATCAATATGACCCCTGCTGCACCGGATACCCATAGATACGAAGGGGCAACAACTAACCCAGAGGCAATAAACTGGCCTTCTGCAAACGGCGGCAGGATTACGTTTACTCTATATGCACAGGCAGGAGCGGAAACAAGCAACAACACTATTTATAGTATGTATTTCTACAATCACTTTGTCTATTATGATTTAGACCATAATAGCGGGTTTAACAACGCCGATATAGCTGCTATGGCGGCACAGCACGAAGTTATAAGCAGCACAACCGCACGAAGTTTTACTTTATCTATCGGGGTAAGTAATTATCTTTGCTTCTCACACAGGACGGGTGATACTGCCGTTGCACAGGTTCAATGCGGAACAGGCAATGATGTGATAACAGTGGCTATGAATAAAAATGATGCTACTGCCGTTGCCCCATTAAAAGAAACTGTCGAACATACAAACGCAAACGGGAAGGTGGAAAACTTTTATGTTTATGGCAGTAAACTGCAAAACATCGATGCACATTCTACAACATTCATTACCTCGGCTTCGTCAACTCCACAGAATTATCTATATTACGGAAAGACTTCAAAGGCAAGCAGTTATACCGAATCGGATGTAGAGGGATTAAGTGTTCAGGTAATATCGAGCAATACTCTTGCAAGGGTCTGGACAGCACAGACTTTGAGTAATGAGTATATCCTGATTGCTTTTCCAACAAGGCTCGGCACGCCAACCTTTAAGGATAATGCCACTGGTTTTGCCGTTGATATGCAAAGCCCAGAGGTTGTAACTATAACGAATGCGTGCGGCTTTCAGGAAAATTATAACGTTTTCAGGTCAACAAATTTGCAGACTTATACAGGCTTTGTTTTATTAACGGCATAAAGGAGTAATATGTCTATACCAATTACAGGAATGTTTGTGCCTTCGGGCGATTTCGATTTAATGCAAGCCAAAAGAATTGCCGGTGGCGGCGATGCAGGCACTTTAGGTCAGGATACTTTGGGTCTTACTTATGCTGCTCCAGCCTTTGTCAAATTAACAGGAACAGATACATTTACCCTCGATACTAATACTTATTATAAATCAGGAGATAGTCCTTCCTTTGCATCTCTGACATTAACAGATTTAACAACTGGTCTTGATGTTTCCGGTCAACTTTATGCTCACAAGAGAGCATATACGTCCGCAAGTATGGCTGATGCAACAGTTTTAATTGACCCATCGGCAAGTGGGTATTCCGAAGATGGTTATGCACTTGCTGTAAGAACTAAAGGTGATTGTGTTTTTAGTATTAAAGCAAATGGGAATGTTTATGTTGCTGGGGATTTAAATTTAGACTCTGGCATTAGTGCATCAAGTTTTGCGTCCAATCTTGCAACAGGCAGTCAACCTTATGCCTGCAATTCGACTACACTAAATACGAATCTCAACGCCGACCTTCTCGATGGACAACACGCATCAGAATTTTACGAATCAGGGGATAGTCCCTCATTTGCAGGTTTAACTCTAACGGGAACAGGAAACGTTTTAGTTTTAGGTAGTGGTCAAAATTCTGATTTAACTATTAAATTTGATGGTGCATCGGACGCATTTATAACATATACCCCTTCGATGACTGTCCCCAAATTTACCTTGACTAATGCCGATTTATATTTGAGCAACGGTAAAAACATCTATCTTTCGGGGGCTGCCTGTTCATTGACATTTGATGGGACAGGCGATAACGCCGGATGGTTATACTATGCAGATGCTACTGGTTTTGAAATAGGTGGAACTGGCGGATGTATGATTGACGGAACTGTTACACTTTCCGAATATCCGACCGCAGGATTTGTAAAAACAGATGCAAGTGGTGTGATTTCAATAGATACAGGAAGTTATACTGGATTTCACTTTTTGTCCCAAACTGCTGCCCACGTTGAAATCACTGCCGGAGCTACTACACCTATGACCTGTCTTATCAATGGCAATCCAACAGCAACCAGTGTAGTATATGATACTGAAGCAAACGAGATGGACTGGACTGCCGCCAGACTTGGGTTGCTGGTTGTGTATAATATCACAAGAGGAACAAGTAGATTAGTATCGGCAATCAATAAAACTACGAATACGATGACAACCGTATCGACAACCGATGCCTGGGCTAATAATGATTCTCTAACTTTGCTGTCGCAAACGGTGGGAAATACTTATATTGATGTTGATATGATTACAAATTCTAATCCTGCGATTCCTGTTACTGCTACCGGACTCAAGTTAGAAATACTGTTGATGGAACAAACAAGGTTGGGGGCTAATGAGGATATGATTGTCCATCCTACGTCAACTTGGGCTGTAGGGTCAGAACAATATTTGAAGGCTCTTGTTCTTTCCAGATTTTCGTGTTTGACCGTAGATGTTCCTTTGGTTAATAATAAGATAAGTTTTAAGGTGCGAGCAGGAACTAATGTTTATGTGGTTATTCAAGTAGTGGGTTATTGGTTATAACCAGATAGGAGTATAATATGCCGGATATAACACAATTACCAGCAAAAGAAACTACACCGTATTCGATATTAGATGACCAACTTAACAATGTGTGGGATTTTTATTCCAAACAGGAACAGGGTCTTAAAAATACTCCCTTAACTGATACAGATTATAATCGTCATATTACAGAATTACAACAGGAATATGATTCTATTAAAATGAAAATATCTACTCAACGTAAACAACTTGACCTCATTCAACAGATGGTAGATAATGGTGCAATAAATCCTGATGCTGGACAGGAGGCAATGTATCGGTTAGTATTGCCAGAAGAAACTCAACAGGCAATGTTCCAGAAAACCCAGAAACCTGGAACACCTCGCCGAAAGGAGCTAATTATGAAAATCAATTTGGAAACTTTTTTAGTAACACTCAATGGGGAAGTGCTTGAGGAAAAAATCAAAGACAAAGTAATCCCCATAAAACTGAAATCTGTATGTGTTAATGCGCTTTTGGGAATGAATGAAGACGATAGCAGGGAGACAGGAGAAAGCAAGGCTGCCCGATATAAGCTTGCCCTGAAGCTGAATGAAGGCGGCGAGCAGGATTTATCAACGGATGAAATAGTGAAAATAAAAGGACATATAGGAAAATTATATGTTCCTCTTATTGTTGGTCAGGCATACGATTTATTAGAAGGCAAAAACAATGACGGAAAGCAAAGTGTGTGAATTTCATAGCGGCGTTGAAAAGCAAATAGAAACTCTTGAAGCCAATGATGAAAAGCAGTGGACGGCGATTGAGAGATTGCAAAACAGGTTGCCAGTATGGGGAACTCTTGTAATCTCTTTATTGACTTTTTTCTTGGGTTTAGCTGTAGGATTTATTAGCGTAAAATGATATAAGAATTTCATCACCCTCCTCCTAAAGAACTGGCGGTCTTTTAGCTTCGCCGCCAGTTTTTATTTTCGGTCATTTAATTTTCGCTACCTTCCTTATTAACTTAACAACCCTTGTAGTTGACGGACTTTGAACATCGGTTTTGATTGTGCCATCAACTTGCTCGATTTTATCGTCCGAAGAAACAACATCACCGCCGAATAATTCAAGTTTGTCTTTAGTAGGCAATGCGACTTTAGTTTTTTCTACGGTTAAAATCAATTCCTTGATGATAAGGAACACGGCATATAAAACAGCAATCGACAGGAGTATCAGGCCGCCGTAAACATACCATATCGGGTAATCGATATTAAGTTGGGCAAGACAACCGCCTGCAATAGAGGCAATAAATCCAGCGATTGCAAACGCCTTGATTCCCGATGTCCCCATAATAAAAGCAAAGATGGATGCTATCGCTCCGATAGCACAATACATCCTTATATTTTCCATCTTTGCTATACCCTTTGCCTTTTCTACCGCTATCTTTATATCCCCTTCTTTAACCGCCTGTGCTTTAGCTTCTTCGACAGTTTTAGGAGGAGATGTCTGCTCAAGTTTTTTCTGCTCATTGCAACATAAACAAACGCATAGAACAATCAATATGACTCCGAGCCACTCCATTAAATACCAATTACGATGCCTCATTTTACTTCTCCTTATCTTCGTTCATAATTTTCTCAATCTCATCAATTTCCGTTACAACTATATAGACGCCTGGTGCGCCAGTGGTTATATAGGATTTTGTTGCAGACAACAAAACTACTTGAGTATCATCGTTCCAAAATATTCCATTAAGGGCATCAAGAATGAATTTTACCAAGTTATCAATATCGGGACGTGATGTTTTCCATACAGTAGTGTTTGGTTTAAGAAATCCTTTTGAATTGTAATGATTCTTTGGTCTCTTAAAATCAAAAATACAATTAAGGGAAAGAGGTTTAAGGAAAGGCGATTTGGGTCTATGCTCCATACACTTCGCCAAAAAATCCTGCTTGTCGCCAACAGACGGGTCGGTTTCGACAGGAAACTTCATATTCTTTCCTTTGTAGGTTCTGTGCCGCTTTAATGCTTTAGGGTTTCCTGGAACAAAAAATGCGATTCTCATATCAATCTCATACAAAACTTATTGATGGCTGTGGAATTTCCTTATCTATTGGCCGCCACAAATGCAGACAATATTTACAAGTATTAACATAATTTGATTTCGGCGGGTGTAACTGCATAACACATTCATCATCACGCCAAATCATTTCTTTGAATATACACATTTCCTGCCAAGTGGGGATTCTTTGTTTAGGGCTATTAACGCTTATGCTTGCGTGTTCCCAATTTAAACCCCAGCTAACTTGAAGAATATATTGTATGCCTTGCGACCAATAGGATGCGGTAAATCCATCTTCGCCCTCATTGTTTACTGAACCCTTGAAAAACGATTTTATTTCTTCGATTGGTTTCATATTTTTATCCGTTTACCGGCTCTCCTGTTTCGGCATAATAAACCAAATGCGTCAGGCATTTCGGGCAAAGTCTCAATTTTTCTTTTCCGACTGGAACATCGAAATCGTGTCCTTTGCTACAACGATAGACAAATTTGCTCTCCTTCTTTTCTGTTGACGTTGTTTCGGGTGCGGCGTTAGTTTGAGTTTCGCTAATCGCTTTGACCTCAACAATGTTGTTGCAGTCGGGGCAACACTTGAGATTGTTTGAGTCCGTAACTACTTCTTTTTCGGGAATATCCTTTTCGCACTGGGAGCAATGGTATATTGCCTCGACTGTCTCCTTTTGAACCTCTGTAGATTCCACAGGCTTTGCCTTATTCTTTGAGCCGACCTTTCGGCCTCTTGCAATTTTTTCCTTAACAGCCGCAACGCCCGTTTGAGGTTCGTTGCTCTGTAATTCATCGTTGAAATCTTCGCTCTCCTCTATAAAGGCATTTTGCATCTCAAGGGACATAATTCCGTATTTGCTCAACAGCATTTTAAGCGAGGTTTTCCTGCCCATAGCGACAGGGTCTAACGTCCACAGAGAGGCTTTCTTGCCCTGTTGAATGTCGTATTGATAAGCCTTCGAGAATCGCTTGCCGTGTGCCATAGCCTCTGCGGTCGTAATGAAGTTTTCGCCTTCAAAGCCGCTTACCAATTTGAAATAAGAATAATACCCTACGACATTAGCGATATTCTTCTCGTCTCTCATTTTGAATGTAGAGAGGTCGTTAAATTCGACCTTGCCTGTAAGCGGGTTATAGCTTTTTAATTCATCTTTGTAAACCTCTGTATTGTGGATTCGGGCATACTGGCCAGAACGAATACAAAGCTGGATTAAACCCTTATACATTATCTGGAATTGTGCAGAATTGCCGTAAGGGACAATGGCCGCGTATCCGAGAGCAGGGTCTATCGGCAGATTCATAGAGGCCGCTACCATAGCTGCGCTCATAACTGTCGAAGGCTCACACTTTTGCAGGGCTGCGGTATTCCGAAAAACATTGATAATACTGTTGCCGAATGCGCCTGCTCGCTCACCCAACATTTCTTTGAGCCGAGTCCTGACATCGGGATTATTGACATATTCCTGTATTTTTGCTAACGCCGTCGGCATCTTTGCCTTTTGAATTTGCCCTTGTTCTTCTGTCATTTATTGTTCTCCTTTAAGAATCTTAAAACCCTGAATTTGCTTATCCGTTCTTCAAGGCGTGGAGGGTCAACACGAACTTGCTCTTTGAACGTAACTATACCGCCAGACCAACGACCGGCCTCGACATACTGCTTCTTTTGCTCGTCCCAAAGAGTGGTCTCAAGCCTTGCCTTCGTTTTATTCTTTTCTTCCTCCGCCGCCTTGAATATCTCATTGGCCTTTTGATAGGCGGCTACAACCTCATCGGGGAGTATCGTAATAACATCAGGAAGGCGTTTAATTCGCCGCACAATCGATAAACTCGGCGTAACCCCTGCCGGTGGACTATCGGCCAGCACATTGAGCCTCCAGAACGATGCCGCCGCTTCAAGAATTGCGTCAATAATATCCTTATCTCGTTGCACAGCAAACATTTGGAACTCACGATAGGATAAATACGCCGGAATATGGCAGATTTCAGCCTCGTAACAAAGGATATGAACCTCGCTCTGTATGACTACCCTGTCAGGCACTTGGTCTGTGCCAGGCTCACCCCAAATCTCTTTGGAGTAGGCGCCCTGTGATTTACCTTCGACAGGCTCTCCCTTCGCCTTCAAGATAGCGTCAGGATGGTCAATGATTAGTCCATTAAGCTCTTTAGATACTCGCTCGGGCGCTCTGCGAATCAGTTTACCTAAAACGCTTTCGGCAAAATTGAGCAGGGCAGGCTCAAGGAAATTACCCCTCGTCATAGCGGGCGTCTCCTTTTCCTCGACAAGCTTGCCGGTCTTTTCAAGCCAGACATCGTAAGGCGTTTTGAAAGGGTCTAAATTTAAGATAGCGGCGATGTCGCTGCTGCCGAGATGCTCACTACGCTTTTTTAACTGCTCTTTTGTTATCATATAAGCCTCCTAACATCTAAATATTTCTTCAAATCCTTCGGGCTGCCCGTATGTATTGCTGTCTGCGCCAATTCCGCTATCCGCTTTTCATCGACTCTGCGAATTGCCGCATCAATAATTCGTTTCCACTTCTCAATCGTATTTTCAGGGTCGGGAAATATCTCGCTCTTTTCCTCGACCAAAACATAGTCGCCAGTTTCAGGGTCAAACTCATCGTGGATTTGGATTATTAACATATTCCCTCATTATTTTTACATTTATGTTTTCTCCACATTGATTTAAGAATCTTTGTATCGTGAATACCAAAGCATTTATCACAATTTAGACAATAACTTTCAGTCGAAAAACCAGCCTGAAATCCTGTAGGGTCTGGCTCGATTCTTTCTGGCTTTTGGCAGTCAGGTTGTTTCTGGAGTTCGGCAGAAAATTCGCCAATAATTTTAGCAATTAACCGCATATCTTCCCGCAAGTCGGGAACATTATCAATATTAACAGACATATCTATTATTGCTTTTATTTTTTTAATTGTTTTTTCAATGCTCATTTTCCACCCAATATTTTAGCCTCTGCCATTAAAGCCTCTATAGTCTTTTTGATATTCAGCAGCCGTTGGGCTTTCTCGCCGCCAATCTTGCGGCTCTTATCGGCTCTGTGTTTCAACTTCTGATTTTCATCCCAATCGCCGTTGCTCATTTTTACCTTTCAAATATGCGGCGGCAATGAAACACACCCGAAACACTGCCGCCGCTTTCCGAGGAGGAACTTTTTAAGGCTCAAATATTTCACCTGTTTCAAGTTTGCAGGCATAAGCTGGTTTATTTTCTCGCTGAATCCATTCCAACTTAATATTGCCATAAACTTCAAGAATGCCCTCTGCCCACAGTTTGTCGCCCTCTGCCCGCAGTTTGTCGCCCTCTGCCCGCAGTTTGTTGCCCTCTGCCCACAGTTTGTTGCCCTCTGCCCACAGTTTGTTGCCCTCTGCCCGCAGTTTGTTGCCTTCTGCCCACAGTTTGTCGCCTTCTGCCCACAGTTTGTCGCCCTCTGCCCGCAGTTTGTTGCCCTCTGCCCACAGTTTGTCGCCCTCTGCCCGCAGTTTGTCGCCCTCTGCCCGCAGTTTGTCGCCCTCTGCCCACAGAGTTAATCTTATTTGCCAAATAAAATTGAGCGATAATTCCTTCTTCTTTTCTATTTTCATTCTTCTCCTTTCCACTGCTCGCAGAAATCCGCAAGTCCCTGCATATCAAAACTGCTTTGCCAATCTTTTGCAAGCGAGGAGAACATCGGCATATCGGCACGGCTCTCTATCCTTGCTGTCCCGCCTATGCCCGCAGTCCAGGGCGGTATGCCCCAGCAGGGCGTGCAACCGCACCCGTGAAGCTGGTTGCCAGCGGTTACATCAATCAACCAGTCGCTGGTAAAGACTGCATAATAATACTCGCAATAGCCCAAATCGTTGCCGATTGGCTTTGTCGATGATACGCAAACCTTGACTTGGCGTGATATGAGATTTACATTTACACTCATATCCACGCCGGATGCAGTTTCCTGCTCTTGGCTGCCCGCCAATAATCGTGTGCTGTATATGCTCGCATCACTTCTTGTGAGGGTGAACCAGCAATAATCCTCTTCATCGCCGGAAATTCTCGTCAGTACATATTTTTGATTCACATTCCCGTAGGTATTTATCTGGCAATTCCAGTCGGGGTCGTTGCAGTAATCATTCACTACGTTTATCCCTAATGTGAGAGAAAGATAGCGAGGTGGACGAGCGAAACACGGACAGGCCATAAACAAGATTAAAAGCAGTTTAAGTGTTTTCATTTTTTGCTCCTTAATCCGCCTTCGGCGAGACTTCGCCTTCGGGCGAGCAGCACAAGCCCGCCTAATCCCAAAAGCAAAACTGTTGCAGGTTCGGGAATAGTAAATAAATGGATATTGCCAAGCGGATACAGATTAGTAAATACGAAAGGTGTGGAATCCGATAAAAAACCTGTAAGGTTAGTTGCCGGCCACTGGCTGAAGCCGTAACCGTAAATATTTATGGCTGCGGTAACGCCCTCGACAGCAGGATAATCTATATGGACATTTCCGCCGTAAAGATTCAGGACGCTGGAATTTTTCATAAAAAGAATGTCGAATAGACTTAATTCTCCGCCGTAAATATTGACGATGCTATGACCTTCGATATACATCCCCATAATTATTTTACCGGCAAACATATCGAATTTGCTGTTGTCAAAAGTAAACAACTCGTTGATTTCTCCACCTGACATCGTAATCTTTGCGGTATTAAAAGCGCCCACTTGGTCGTAAGCGCCGTTGATTGTGGCGTCTGTGTGAAACTCCGTCATACCCCCCTGTCCGCAGGAGCAAAATAATAAGAATATTATCGTTAGAAACAAGATGTTAGCTTTCATTTTTTAATTCCTTCATTTTTAACTCGTATTCCTCTTTTGTGACCTGAACGTTACAGATAAGATATTGGCTTTTTTCTTTTATGTTTCGGCAGCCAAAGCAGTCAGAGCAGCGAGAGCAGCGAGAGCAGTCAGAGCAGTCAGAGCAGCCAAAGCAGCGAGAGCAGCGAGAGCAGTCAGAGCAGTCAGAGCAGCCAAAGCAGTCAGAGCAGCCAGAGCAGTCAGAGCAGCCAAAGCAGTCAGAGCAGCGAGAGCAGCGAGAGCAGCGAGAGCAGCGAGAGCAGCCAGAGCAGTCAGAGCAGCCAAAGCAGTCAGAGCAGCGAGAGCAGTCAGAGCAGTCAAAGCAGTCAGAGCAGTCAGAGCAGCCAGAGCAGTCAGAGCAGCCAAAGCAGTCAGAGCAGCCAGAGCAGTCAGAGCAGTCAAAGCAGTCAGAGCAGTCAGAGCAGCCAAAGCAGTCAGAGCAGCGAGAGCAGCGAGAGCAGCGAGAGCAGTGAGAGCAGCCAGAGCAGTCAGAGCAGCCAAAGCAGTCAGAGCAGCGAGAGCAGTCAGAGCAGTCAAAGCAGTCAGAGCAGTCAGAGCAGCCAAAGCAGTCAGAGCAGCGAGAGCAGTCAGAGCAGCGAGAGCAGTCAGAGCAGTCAAAGCAGTCAGAGCAGTCAGAGCAGCCAGAGTTTATCTTTAAATCTGACGACCACTTGTAAGACGATAATTCCGCTTTGGTCATTTTCAGAATTTCTTCTTTAGCTTTCATTTTTCATTTCCTTTTCTAAAAGGCAAGGCCAGGCGAGGAGGAGAAAGTGGAATGTCCTGACCTTGCCCGATTTTTAACAATGTCTTTTCCCGCACGCCTCGCAAGGTTTACCCTTAAGCCCTTTCTGCATTCTGCCGCACTGTTGCGGACTGCCCCTGTATTTCGGACGATACCAGCAGCATTTCGGCCCGTAAACGTATCGGCATAAATCGGTTTTAGTTTTCATTTAATCTTCTTTACGACTTTGTCCCAATTTTTTGCAACCTTCAATATATTATTTCGATGCAAGTCTTGTCCGGTCGGTAATCGAATCCCAGTCAATTAAACCAGCAAGCCGCCCGTCATTTATGACAGAACCGAGTTTCTTATATTCCGCATCACTGTTCGGGATAATACCCCTCGCAACGAATTGGTAATACAACTGCCGCAAAGTAAGGTCATACCCTTGCGCCTGATATTCGGCGATGATGGAATTTGCCAGTTCAATTACCGAAAGAGATGCGGAGCGAAAATTAAAGTCTTTATATTTTATTATCGGCATTTCATCTTTCCCGCTTCAATCGCCCGCTTCTTTTGAAAAATCGGGAGCTAATAAATGTTCCTGACAAACAGGCGTCAACGGTAAGTGGCTCTTGCCGCTTTCCTTAACCACAGACGCTCCCCTCGAAGGCGATTTGAATTGACATAACATCGTCCACATTACTTTTTTCTTTTTTCCGCATTCGGCGCAGGGAATAGTTTTATTATAAACAAGAAATAGTATTGGTATTGATTGCCGGTGTTCTTCTGTAAACAGTTTATTAGGCTTGGCGTCTCGTAGAGAGACAAAAAGAATGTCTTGGTTTTTTGGCATTATTAAATCCTCTTTTTTATTATTGATTCATCCTCTTTTTCCTGTGGCGTCCTTGCAGACTACATAAATTATAGCATTCTCAATCATATTGTCAAACAAAAATATCGACAAATTAAAAATATTTACTCAAACCGTTTTGCAAAATAACGAATATAGCGGTTATATCGGCAGGTCGCCCTGTTTATCCTGTCTAACCGATTGCAGGTTTAATTCGCCGAAAGTAAAGCATTCCGGCAGCCATACCATTTCGACATCGCCGCAGCAACCGTCCCTGTTTTTGGCGATAATACACTGCGCACGGCCATCCTGCTCGGCCTGCGGATTCTCTTTTAATCTGTAATAATCGTCTCGATGCAGGAATATAATCAAATCCGCATCCTGCTCAAGGCTGCCGCTGTCTCTTAAATCTGAGAGATATGGTCGGTGGTCTCTGCGCTCCTCACACTTGCGATTAAGCTGGCAAAGGGCGACAATCGGAATATTTGCCTTAACAGCAACCTGCTTAATAAACCTCGAAACACCTGTTATCTGCTCGTATCGGTCTTTTCCTTTTGCCTCGATAAGCTGGATATAATCGATAAATACTATACCTATATCGCGTTTTTCTTTTTGGATTAAGATATTAGCAGCGATTTTCTCGACAGATGGGTCTGCCTTATCTGCAATCCACGCCGGATAAAGAGATAATAGCCTTGCCGCCTCTTTGACATAATCGTTTTGCACACTATATAAATTACCCCCTGTTCGGGACAGGTTTTTAAGAAGTCGCTGAATTATCTTGTCGCTTGTCATTTCAAGGCTGTAAAGATAAGGTCGTCCGCCGATACGGGCGGCCTGCAAGTAAAAATCGAGCATAAGAGAGCTTTTGCCGATTGACGGCCTGCCGGCCAATAATATCAAGTCGCCATTCTTAAATCCGCTCGTCATACGGTCTAATGTTGCAAATCCGGTAGTCAGCCCGCCAGTATCCTGTAATTCGGCAAGGTGATTGGCGATAAGCTTTGCAATTTCATCGGTTTGTTGCGGTTCTCGGTTAGCATAAAGAGCGGGCAGTTTGCCGACAAGGGCAATTTTATCGTCAAGTGTCAAGTTTGGCTCGGCCAATTCCCTGCCGATAGCCTCAATCTCGCAAATCAGTTTTCGCTCGATATTTTTCTGCCTTACTATTTTTGCATAGTAAAGGGCGTTAGCGGCGGACGGCACGCTGTTTATCGCATTGACGAGATAGGTTGTGCATTCAACTTGTTGTCCCGATGCCAGCTTGTTACGGATAACAACAGCGTCAATCGGCTGCTTATTAAGCCATAAGCCTTTAATAATCTCGAAAAATACCCTTGCCTCCTCACAAAAGAAAGAGTCGGCCTCAATAAATTCGATTATATGCGGCACACAAGCCGGCTGGATTATCATTGAGGCTATGACAGCCGCTTCTGCTGCTTTATCCTGCGGTAAATTCCGAAGGTCATATTTGGGCTTCATTTTGCTCCTTTAGATATTGCTCCCTTGCCGTCAGGCCAGCGGCATTGCGCTCGACAGGCTTAATAGCCGGCTGTTTTGATTGTGCGATATTATGCAGTGTTCGCAGTTTAAGCTTCCAGTTTTTGACAGGCTTGCCTTGTGTGTCTATCCAGCCACCATCCTCATATCCCCGCCAAAGACTTTCAGGGTTAGATATTAAAAGGCTGTTGTCTTGAATATATTTTATAAATTCATCTTTTAACGGCGTATGTATTTTCTTATCCCTATTTAAAGACTTATTATTATTTAAAGACTTATCTTTATCTACATCTTTATATACATCTATATCTATATGTGTTGATGGATTGTTGACAGGTGTTGACGCTTTGTTGACATTTTGTTGACGTTCTTTCACTTTTTTCCGGTGTTTGGCTTGCTCAATTCTTAAATATTCTCTTCTTTCAATTTGGTTTGCTATATCCCTGTATTTTTTACGGTTAAGAATGTGCCAGCCGCCGTCTATTTCTTCTATTCGCCGCCCTTCAAACTCCTGTGAACGACTATCAGGGTCGGGGGCAAGTAGTTTGTCAACAGCCTTGCGACAGTCCTCTCTTGATACCCTTGCAATATCCGCCAAACCTGGTATCGAGCCAGATACATTGTCGTATTTATCCGCAAGGGCGAGCAGCGTAATCCAAACGAGCCTTGTCTTGTCGTCCTCGCTCCATATCGAACTTGTGATAATCGTCCCAAAGAGCTTTGTGTATCCTTCCATATTCAAATCCTTTCAAATAGCGTATCCTTGCCATTATTATACCTCAAAAAATCCCCACCCAGGCAGGAAGGCGCTCATTATAGGCGCATCTAACCCTCACGGAATTAGAAGCCTGGGCGAGGGGATTATCTTCACGATTTGATAATGATTTCTTCATAAATCAGCATTATTAACACAAAAAACGCTGCGTCAAGAAAAAAAATGAAAAAATTCCAAAATTTCTCTTGACAAATTCAAAAAGCAGTTGTTATAATCCCCTTCAGCGCCTTATAAGTCTTTTAGCGCAGCAAAACTGTGCCTTTGCCGAGGGCGTGAATTATGAGAAAACTAAATGAATCACAAAGAAAATTCTGTCAAGAATATGTAAATGGTGGAATGATTTCCGCTATAAGTGCTTATAAAGCAGCAGGTTATAACACAAATTATAAAACTGCAAATATTCAAGCCTGCAAAGCCCTAAACCGACCTAATGTTAAAAGAGAAATAGAAAGACTGCTTTTAGAGCGAAAATCAAGGGTCGAAGTTTCAAAAGAATGGTGTGTCGAGCAGCATATTCTTGAATTAAATTCAGCTCGTGAACGCAAAGACGGAACAACCGCTACAGCTAATATCATCGCTATCGGCAGAACAATGGGAATTTATTCTGATAACCTCAATACAGCCGATACAACCGCTAAAACCGCTGAAATTGAGAAAAAACTCAAAGATAAAGCCGATAAAGCCACAACTGTTATTCTTGAAGAATACCGCAAACAAACTGCATAGATATTATTATTAAATGATTGATAGAATAAAACAAAGAAACTCATACGAAGGAAAAGGTAAGGGGGTTTGTCGGGGTCATCGAGGACATAATCCACGAGAAGCTCATATTAAAAAGCTTGCAATTGATAAAGGCTATGAGGTTTTACGCTCTGGTTGGCCAGATTTTCTTCTTTATAAGGCTTCGGAAAATAAGGCTGTGTTTTTAGAGGTAAAATCGAAGGACAAAACGGGGAAAAGGCTTAATCCAGCACAAAAAAGAATGGCTGAAATTCTTAAGAAGCTTGGATTAAATTGGCAAGTAGTTTACGTCATAAATCAAATAAAAATCGTCTTTGGACATTAAGTTTATAGGACTCTGCGTTATTTCAATAAAAACAGCCGTCCCTTGTGATTGAGACGGCTGACAGCCAGAGTAGCTGTTGGAGAAGATGATTAGAAACTAATTCACCGACAAATGTAGAGCCTTAACTATTTGGCCATCGTAATTTGCGGGCGTGCTGTCCTCCTAAACCTCGCTCTTGACGGCAATACCAGCGATATGCGCTGTCTGTAAGCCAGAGCCAGATATGCTTAATTGTCTTAATCATCTTTTCACTCCTCAAAAGTCTTAACGAATCTATTTAGCATTAAGTCCACGCATTTAATAATCGTATCATTAGTCCATAGCGTAACTGGGTATAGGTGCATAAGCTCTGCGTGGTGGTCGCAGTAGTCTTTCGCCGTAAATGGTGTGCTATGTATTGCGTCCATTATTTCTTCTCCTTAAAATCTTGGGGGTCAATACCGTAAACATTCCCGCCTGGCTGACCATTGTTCTTGATAACATATTCTTCGGCCTCTTCCTGTGTTTCAAAGGTTGCAACGGCCAGATTGCATTTACGGCCATCGATAAATTCGTTAACTCGATACATTTTTAATCCTCCTACTTTATTTGTATTGACTTGTTCATCTTCTACTGATTATAGTATAACACATATAAACAAATATGCAAGGAAAATATGACTCAACTATCATTTAATTTTAATAAGCCGGTCTCTTGCGGTTGCATAGGCGATAAAGACGATATAAGCCATACACAACCTATGCCCGTGATACCGGTGCTGTCTGTAA